ATTCGGCTTCTATTTCTTCTGACTGTATTCGTTGTTGTTCTTGTTTTAGCTCATCCACTTTTGCTTTTACCTGACCTCGCAAATTCGCAGGAACTTCTTCAATAGTTTTTCGATTATTCATCACTAAATTCACGTAAATTGGTATCATATAAGCCATTTCATCACCCTAAATTACTTTCGAACAATGCCGCTAACGCTTCTTGGGTGAGTAGTAATTCCTCTCTTAATTTTTCTATTTCCGTTTTTTCTGCGGGTATGATTGGATTTTCTAATTCCCATCTTTTCTTGTCTTCGTCCCAATCTTCCCCATTCCAACGCGGATAATACATTGCTCTTGCTATGCCGTTTTCGATTATGGAAGGTTCAATATTTGTAGAATTTTTCGGTTGATTGATTAAACCTTTTTCATCTTCAAACACAAGTATTGTTTCGAGATAATTGCCATTTTCATCATATGCGTAAAACTGTTTATAGTTCATGTTTACTCCTCCTAATTGCCAACTTCGTATAATATCGTTGAAAGGCTTACGTACGAAGGATTAGCATTATCTGTAGATGACACTTGTAATAGCTTTCCGTCAACTGGAATAGCAATACGACCACCGTTCCCGTTATTTGAAGTGGCAGCACCGTAATAAGTGACAATTGGTCTTGTGCCAGCGGGCATTGTTGCAAGAGTACTATTTGCTGTACTAATAAATGTACCAGCAACTGATCCGCGGAATTCAGCAAAAGTTTTCAAACCGGTAGAAGTTTGTTTTGCTACCAGTCGATATTGAGGTGTATTACTGTCGCCAGTTGAGTAACCAGAGGCGAGGGGTACATTTATCCAAGCTCCGTAACTATCCATCTTGCTATCTGTATATGCTTTAGCAGAGTTTAATGCACTATCCGCTTTTGCTTGTGATCCCGCAGTATTTTCTTTTGTATTCCAATTTGTTTTATCAGTCATCGTCACATGAATGTTTGTGTTGTTTATATGATTTTCAAAATCTGCTTTTTGGGGAAATTGGTCTGGATTAAGACTATCGAATGTGTTTTTTAATTCAGTAGCTTGTCCTTGCAAATCATCAATTTCATTTTGAAGAATTTCCACTTTTTCGTTAAATATTTTTTCGTAATCATCCCATTTTTCAACATAATAGGTAGCAACGGGCAAAAAATTATCATCAATCATCGCTTTTTCAATAACAAAACTAAAACGATTGATTTGCATTGTTTGATTTGGATATTTAACGTACAATTCTGCATTAGCTTGTCCGTCGTGACTTATTTGCTCATCAGTCAATGAGTATTCAAAAACACCTTCTGTTCTGTTAATTATTTCTGGATTAACAATGTAGCTACTTTCGTATTTTTTGCCAACAGACAATACCATAGCAAGCGTTACCTCTGCCGCGCTTGAAAGTGGTAAATTGTTATCATCTTTTTTTGCAGTAAACTTTAATCGCGCAGTCCCTCCAGAGTCTTGCGTACTAAATTTTATCTGAGGAACATTAGCTTTAGCGTTCTGTGCACTAACAGAAAAATCAAGAATAGCTGATTTAAAGATTTGATTTGTCATTAGAATATCTGACCTCCCGCTTGTTTCAATTCTGCGGTAGTAGCGTTTAAAACTGGCGTACCAGACTTAACCAAAATGCCTCCGCTAGCAGCTTTTAAGCCGACATTCGAAGTTGCTTCGCATGTATTTGTTGATGCAAATAAAGCGTGTCCCATGTACTCGGACGACATAATAATGTTTTGATTTTTAAAATAGTTGCTATAACAGTTACCTCGAGATTGATTGTATTGCACAGTTGTAATATTAGTTGCTTTCAAATTAGTGTCAAATCGGCATTTAGTAACTGTGCCGTACCAGCACCTTGCAAACTGAATTACCGTAGAATTATTATTCACTGCCGTACTCATAGAATTAAGTCCTTGTACCACGCACTGAAACATGATGCCAGAAAACAGAATACTTTTAACAAAAAAACCTGTTTGTCCAGTTGTTGGGTCGATTGTTGCTAAATTTGTAGGCTGGATATAAAAGCATTCTGCGCCGCTGAACGACTGTACTACTACATCTTCGTTATATTGCCCCGGCTCACAAAAGATATAAATAAAGCCTCCTACTTTTACTTTCGGAACCATATTTACAGCTTTTTGAATCGTCTTGAATGGTGCATCAATAGCTCCTGTTCCTGTTACATCATTTCCGTTTGTTGAACTAACATAATACTCAATATTTGATGCAGAATTACCGTACAATTCATCTAGTTTACTTTTTAATACTTTATTTTCTTCGTTTACTGTTTGAAGTAGCGCATTTGATTCAGCTAAATCACTTGCAATTGCTGAATAGTCACCATTTAGCCGCGAGTTTAAAGTGCTGTAGACTTGACCGTTTTTGCTAGTTCTAGCATCTACTACTTCAGTAATATTATTTCCGCCAGCTTCTAAAACAACATTATCAATTCTGTTATTAGTTGCATTTATATCTACATCTTTTGCTAATGAATCTTTTTCTAATTTTTCCATATTAGCATTAAACTGCTGATACTTATTAGAATCAAAAAGTGTATTTCCCCATTTATCAAGATTTAACATCTATTTCGCTCCTTTCAATACTTTTGCTAATTGGGCCATTATTGATACTATCGACTTTTTATTATTTGAAAGTGTGATTTCTGGCGCTTTTATTGTGAATGGGTATTTTTTATATGCAACTATCTGCACATCATAATCAATGCCAAGCGGTTCATAAATAAATAGAACATAATCACCTTTTTCACACTCATAATCATTCTTCAATATCACGCTTCCTGTTGTTGCTGGATAGTCTTGTAATTCAAGTTTAAGTCGCCTTTGCATGTTACCTACAACAGTGTATCGTTCATCTGAAACGGGTTCTTGCCAACGAATGCCCCATTTTTCTGCTTCCGGGCTAGTGTATGTGACTGGAGAAAAATAGTTATTTCCGTTACTATCAACTTTTCCATATCCTTTAATTTTCGTTTTTAACGAAAGAGTATCAATATCAAAACTTGCTTCGTCTGTATTGTATTTATATCTGATGAAATTTTCTGTCTTAGCTCCATAATTTTCGCGCGGTTTAAATACTAAGTGTCGATTGTCTGGTATAACGACTACTCCATAATCATCGAGTAATTGATCAATAAGTGTTAAGTAGTTGTTATTTCCAAAGTTTTCTTGTTGAACTTTTTCTAGTATATTGGAAGGGTCTATTATCTCCCATGAAAAGCCCCTGCTATCAGATTTAAAGATATGAGTTAAGCACTGTTCTAAAGTAAAAGAACCTGTTATAGTGTCGTCTTGTCGCCCATCTTGACATGTATAATAAATGTGAGGCGCTTTAATATCTTTCGATAGCGTTTTTCCGACAGCATCATGACTTAATTGTTTAACGACAAATTCTTGCCCTCCAAAAAAAACAGAACTTTCATAATCTAAAAAAGAATAGCAGTGAGCGTTCTTGGGAGTTTGTACTACCTTAAACTCAATACTCCACATCTCGTTTTCTGTCCAACTTTCGCAAAAACTATCTTTATCGAAATCTGTTAATATTTCTTCGTTATTCTTCCAAAAATCAGCAACTATAATATCGCTATTCATATATTCACCTACTTATACAAAAAGGAGAAATCCCACTTCGTATCTAAATGACTAGTATTGCTAATCTCGATAAGATTCTCTCCTTTTTTCAAACTTATTAAACCGTGATTCGTGTTACGACCGCAGGGATTTCCGTTTATTCTAGGTGTAGCACAATCAATAATTAATGTATCTGTTGTGCTTAACGATGGATAATAGATAAATCTATCGCCTGTCGTAATATTATTAATTGTTAATTCTCCTTCATTCTGACCACGCAAAGTAATTGCTAAATAATGTTCGCGCGGATCTATGTCAAAACTACCACCATTATAAATAATAAAACGACTTTTAGTGTGAGTATATCTATAATCCTCCATTGCTAGACCTTGGCCGAATTGCCATTTATCGCAATCAATTTCAGAATCGCTAAGCGTAGAACTTAGTGATTCTGAATAACCTCGAAACACATCGAATTCAAGTGTCAAATCTGCGTATCCCGGCGCTTTACGGTCAATGCCAACGCCGCTCGGATGTACTCTATATTTTTTACCAGGCGTTTTAGAATGAACTAAAAAGTATTCTTTTCTCTGATAAATAAGTTCCATTAATTCATCTAGTTTAACGTGATATAAGTCTGCTGATTCTGTTCTAAAATGGCACAAAATCGAGATAGGAAACATGCTAAAGTTACTATCTGTCGTTCTAGCGCCATCAGAACCAGCAAATTCAGTGTAATTATTAATTATTTGCGGCGGTTCTCTGCTCACTTCCCCTACCTCCAAATCAAATAATTCATTAAGCATATATGTTTTACCTTCAATTACTAATGCTAATGATGTAGCCATGTTATAGCCCCTTTCCGTAAAATGCTAGTGATGTAGAACTTCCTAAGTGATTGTTTGTATTATCTGCAATATCTTTTCCATCGACATTAAAAATAATAGGTCTATCGCCAGATTGCTGAATGGCTTTGATTAAATCAGCGTTGCTTGACTCTTTTGTCTTGTTGTCAATAATCGTCTTAACTGTAATAGTTCTGTTTAAATCAACGCTTTTTAGGCCCAGCGCTTTTTCAGCTGAAATCTTCGGCAGATTAATAGTCGGAACGGTCATATTAGAAGCGGCGTTTACTACTTTATCAACCATTTTGCTCGTTGATTGAACAGCTCCTTTAGCACCAGCTAAAACACCATTTCCTAGTCCTCCGGTGAAGAATTTGCCGAGTTCGATGGCCACACGTGAAGGAGAATGAATTTTAAGCGCCTTTTTCACTGAATTAGTGATTGTGTTAGCAATGCTCTTAGCTGTTTTTTCAAGTTGTTTTTTCTGACTGTTTAATCCGCTTATTAAACCTTTCGCCGCGTTAATACCAGCAGAATACATCGCATTAGCCGCTGTGTTTCCCATTGACTTAGATGCTGAATTGATTTGATTCTGCGTGCTATTAATCGCTTTGATAGTCTTAGCATCAGACTTAGCAAGAGCTTGCGCATAAGATGAACCATTTTCTACTCCTGCTTCTAAAATGTCGTTTATAATGTCTTTGCTAACACCTTTTTTACGCAATTTTTCAACATTTGCTTGAAAAGCTTTAATTTCTTTTAAGCGTTTCTGCATTTCTGCTTGGATTGATTGCGGATTTTCTGGGTCTACATTGCTAATAGATCCATAACTTTGCATTTTTTCAGTAATTGAAGCTGCATACTCTTTACTCTGCTTCGTCAAGTCCGCCATTTTAGTATTAGCAGCTTTTAATTGAGCGACTACTTTATCACGTTTCTTAGCTGTCGCTGCTAATCTGTTTGTTTGTTGAACAATGTAACCTTCAATACTATTCAGGGCCTTAGCTTGTTTGAGTTGGCCACTGCTCTTATTCTTAGAATGCAATCCCGCGTCAATCGCTGATGATATTTTGTCTTTCAACGTATTAGATAGTTTTTTGATTTGCGATTCAGTTCCAAGCGCCCCAGCAACGAGATTACTTGCGGCTTTATTGACTGCTTTCGTCTTGCTGGCAATACCTAACGAATAACCTGTACCAAAATCTCCGCCTAATTTTGTAGTTTCTTTAGAAGGGGAATGAGAATTTTGTTTTTTCTGTACAGCTGCCAATGCCTTGCTTGCCAAAGAAGCGGCCGCCTCTCCAACCGCACCCATACCACTCAAAATACCATTCACATACCCAGACGCAAAATCAGAACCAACTCCGCTAGAATCGACGGAACCAGCACCAGATTTAGCAGAATTCCCCACGCTTGACCCAGCTGAATAAGCACCGCCTTTTCCTCCCATAACTCCATTGTTAAAGCCCGCGCTGTCTTTTGAACCAACTGCTTTGAATGCGTTCGGGTCTGTCGCGCCTTCTTTCGCTTTATTTTTAACTGCTGAACCAGCTGATTTAGCAGCGCCTTCTTTCCCTTTTACACCGTCCGCAAAGTTCTGTCCGCCAGTTTGACCTTTTGTTTTCATTTCCGAGTCAATAGAGTCAGTGCCCATTTTTACGCCATCAACTAAATATTTGCCAGCTCCCTGAAAGTCACCGGATTTGATAGCTGTTAAAAATTGATTTTTCCCACTTTCTCCATTCAAAAACATACCGTTTGGCAAGCTAGAAATAGTGCTAATAACATCATTATTAATATTTAAAGCTGCTGTAGTATAATCCCCTGATTGCAGCGCTGTGACAAAAGCTTGAACTCCCTGTCCGCCGCGTTGACCCATGATACCAGCTAGACCTGCTAATGTATTGTCTATTGAAGTGCTAGTAGATACGAAATTTTGCCATAAAGCTGATAATTGCTCATCACTAATATTCCCGAGTTGAGACAACCCCGTCGCAAATGTTTGTGCGTTTAAAGTGCCGCCGTTCGCAATTATTGAGTTCATTTCAGTTGCCCAGTTTTGCAAATTAGTGGACAATGCCTTGTTTTTCTTAGTCTGCTCGTCAATTTGAATTTGATAGTTTGCTTTTTCGGTTTCAGTTGAAGCATCACTTTTTTTCTTTTTCAAATCAGCTAGTTCTTTTTCGCCTGTTTCGACCGCTTTTTTTCTATCAGAGTACAAGCTTTTTTGCACTTCAATACTTGTAGAGCGTTCTTTTTCGTTTAACGTCTTGCCGTTTGCTAATTTCAGTAAATTGCCTTCTACGTAAAGTTGGTTTTGTTTAGCTAACTCTGCTTGAATATCCGCCGTTTGTTGTTGTAAAAATTTCTTTTGTTGAGCAGTTAATTCTGTGCCGTCGACCCACTTATTGCCTTTCAAAAGTTTTGCATAATCTGCTTGAAGGGTTAAAAGTGTACCGTTGTTTTTATTGATTTCTGATACCAACGCTGTGTTCGCATCCGCTATAGCTTTTTTACGCTTATCTCCTTCTAAAGTTTGCGCTTTTTCCATAGCAGCAGTATAAGCATCTTGTGACTTTTTAGCTGATTCTTGATACTGACTGTATAGTTCTTTAGCAGAATACAAGAACGACTTAGTTTTCTCACTAAGTTTATTGCCGTATTGATCCACACCGCCACTTAGCATCGTGTCTATTGCTTGATTCGACTTAGACACCGTTGCTTCTGTCTGTTTAGCAGTTGTTTCAACCACTTTCAAGCTACTTGCTATCTTTTTATTAGATGTTTCTGCTTTTGTGCCTGTTTTTTCAGCTTCTCCGCCCATTTCTTTTAAAGACTCAATAGTGCCCGTGAGCGCATAATTATCTTTGTTAAACGCATCTTTAATAGCAGAACCCGCATCGACAAAAGCATCTTTGGACTGTTCTAAGCTTTTCTTAGCGCCTTTTAAATCACCTTGTAGCGCTTGAAATGCCGCTTTAATAGCATAGTAAAGTCCTTGCAGTCCTTTAATCGCAACTAACACAATTCTTGCTAGCACTTGAATAATATCAACGACAGTCGCTAATACAATTCCAAAAGCAACCCAAACGCCAACACCAATGTATTTTAAGATATCTTTAAATCCGCTCCCAACTGGTTTTAGGGCTGATACTATTTGTTTAAAAACATCTACTATTTTGCCAAAACTATTTTTCACTGCATCCCACATACCAGATAAAAAGCCTTTAATCCCTGCCGTGTTTTCCTTGAAGGCGGTATACATGCCATAAAGAACTGCCACTACAGTCCCTATCACTGCTGTAATTACTCCAAATGCTACGGATGCTGAACCTAGTGCTGCTTTTAACCCTACAAAAGCCCCCTTCACTGTGTTAACAATCCCGCCGAGCAACGTACCGCTACTTGCTAAACCTCTAAACGCCATCACCAAACCAGCGACTTTAGAATACACACTACTAATAATATTAAAAGCCACAAATCCAGCGGCTACTTTTGCCAAAACTGGCGCCCATTCAATTAAAACAGGTATAAACTCTTTTATTTTCTGAATTAAATCAGAAAGCTTTTTCTGGAATTCAGGACTTGCTGTTACTGCCGCAAACTGTTTGAATGCATTTTTAGCTACATCTAACGCTTGGATAATCGGGCCTTTTAAGTTTTCGGCGATATTCGCAAGACTCTTAACAGCTGCCGTTTTCATGTTCGCAAATGAACCGCTGATAGTGTTACCTGCTGTTTTTGCTAGACCTGCCATTTTAGCCGTGTTCCCAGCCATTCCAGTCGTTCCTTCTTCGATTCCTTTTGTCAACATTGCGATAGCTTTTGTTGATTCTAAAGATCCCTCAGAAACATATTTTTTCATTTCTCCAACGCTTTTTCCTGTGGAATTGGCTAAAATTTGCCATGCAGGAACACCCGCGTCAACTAAACGATTAATATCATCAGAATAAGCAACACCAGACGCTTGTAACGCAGAAATCGCATCTGTCATCTGGTCAATTGATTCCGAACCGTTACCGACTCCGTACGCCGCATCAGCAATAGCGGTGAAAACAGGTTTTACATTCGCCGCTTTCATACCAGCCGCGACCATTTTTTTAGCACCTAACGCGACAGCATCTAATGCGATTGGTGTGCCATCGATAGCGGCTGTAAGATCTGTCATAACTAGTTGCGCATCTTTTGCTGAACCAGTAAGGACTGTTAACGATTTAGTCGCTGTATCAATCGTATCAACACGACCAATGGCGCTACCTACGACGTTTTTAGTAGCGGCAATTAATCCGAACGCTGCCGCTAATCTGAGAACACTAAAACGAGCTTGTTCCGCTGGTTTTTCGACTGAATTTTTAAGTGCTTCACGCATTCCAGCGCCTGCGCCTTTCGCCGCCGCTTTCGCTGCGTTAAATCCGCTTACTAATCCACTTTTAATTAAAGAACCAGTGCTTTTCGCAATGTTTCCTAGGCCTTTTAATGCTGAAATACCAGCTTGGCCTGCCGCTTTAGCTCCGGATTTCACAGCGCTAAAGCCTGTTTTTAATGCTGATTTCACTGTTGTTCCTGTCGTTTTCGCCGCGCTTGCTACAGCGCTAAAAGCTGTTTTCATTGCGCTACTTACTGCTAACGCTGCTGATTTTGTAGCACTAGGAATAGCTTTCACAGCGCTAATAGTTCCTTTTACGCTCATATAAGCAGCAACTACCACCGCTTTGTAAGCTACTACGAAACTGTTTTTCACTGCTGTAGCCGCTGTTTTAGCAGCTCCTGGAATACTTTTAATAACTTTTACAGTAGTTTGAGCAAAAGAAATAGCAGCCGATTTAGCTGCTTGTAAACTACTTACTAATGCGGATTTAATAGTGATTCCAGCGCTTTTAATTGCGCCGGGGATGGATTTAATGACATTAATTGATATTTTAACAGCTGACACAATACTACTTTGTACTGTCTTAGCAATTGAAAAGAAGCCGTTTTTGATATTAACTGCTGTGTTTTTGATACTCGTTCCAAGATTTTTAACCGCTGTAATAGATGCTTTAGCAGCGTTTACGAACCCAGTTTTTACTGTTGATGCAAGTTTAGATAGTGCCGCTTGTACATTTGCAGGCAATTCACGCATAAAGTTCAAACTAGCTTTTAAAGCATTTGAGCCAGCGCTTCCCATCGATTTAAACGCATTTACAAACGTGTCTTTTAATCGTTTCGATTGACTAGCAATATCTGAAACCGCTTCTCTATAGGCTTTATCTAATGCCGCCCCTGCATTTGTTCCAGCTTTCGCTAAATCTTTTTCAAACGCATCAAGTTGTTTATCTGCTTTTTTATCGTCTAAACTAATCTCAATTACTACGGATCCATCGCTCATGTTCTCACCTCTAATCTAGTCTTGTAATTTATAATGATTTTTCAATTTTATAAGTGCTTCTCGTTCTTTTTCGGAACCTTTGCCAGTCGGCAATTCTGTTTGTCGAATATTCATAATAGACTTAATTGCTGTATCGTCTCGCAAACTATCGAATAATGCGCGAAATTTATACCAGTGAAGCTTTCCTCGTACGTCTATTAAATCAATATTGTAATCTTGTAAAAACGAAGCATAAATATAATCACTATCTTGTGTTAATGAATAATAAGCTTGCTCTTCCTCGCCTTCACCCGTTGCTACTGGCATTTTATTACCATCTATATCATATTGAATCCCTTTAGCATCGTCTTTTACAATATAATTTTCGAAAATGTCTAGTAGGACTAAAATTTTTTCTTGTATGCTTTGATACGGATTATCTTCATCAAATTGCGACCAAGGAGTTTCGTTCTCGAATAAAACTTCAATGGCTAAATTCACTCTAAAGTAATCCTCAAGCCGCGTATCTCCATTTAATTCAAGCACACGAAGAACATTATCAAAAGTTAAATCAAGTTGATAATCTTCATTTTCATAAACGTAAATATCGTTTATTCCATCGGCAAGAGAAAGCATTTAAATCACTTCGCTTTTTTAGTCATTTTTGCTTTATATTTCTTTTGAATTTCACTTTGTTGTTTTTCTACTGAACCAACGATACTTTCTGCAACTTGATCGTATACTTGATACATTTTTAAAATATCTTTGCACTGCTTGTAACATTTAGAGAATGCTTCTTCGTCGTCTAATAAAACTGCATACGCTTCAGTTAAAGCTTCTTTAACATCTTCTTCTAAAGCAAAATAATCTTCTGAACTCATTTCGTCTGTATTATCAATATTGTATTTATTTAACTTTTCCAGTTTCTTCTTGTACTTCTCATCTGCTTCAATCCATTTGCGGCGCATTTCATCACCTAAACCGACTCTAAACAGTTCCGTGCCAAGTTGAAACTCTTGATATGATTCTTCTAATTGAATATTGATTACATTATTTTGTGCCATGTATGATTTCCTCCAATTTAAAAGCCCCTACTGAAAGTAAGGGCTCATTTATTAATCTGCTGCTTCCACTGTTACTTGTACTACTTTATTGATAGAAGGGCTTCCTTTAGATGCGACAGTTATGTTTGCTGTTCCTTCTGCTACGCCTTCACCTGTACCCACACTATTGATTTTTGCCTTCGGTGGATTAGATGAAGTGTAAGTTACTTCTTGACTAGCTCCCGCTGGCAATACAGAAGCATTAATAGTAAATGTTTCACCAACTTTTAACGTAATAGTCGCCTTGTCCACTTCGACGCTGGACGGGCTTGTTTCAGGGTTTTGTAACTTTTGGTGTTTCGTCATAAGCAATACGGCAAGCGAACGCTGGGAACTCCGTAGCATCTCCACCACCAGCGGAACCTTTAATTTCCGAAACAGTCGCTTTACCGATAGCTGTTTCAGTATCTGGAATTTCGATTTTAAACATAATCCCGCGATTTTCTGGCGTTCTACGTTTAGCGACAATTAAGTTTTGCGCTTCGTCTTCACGATCGTGTGTACCTTCGAATGTGTAAGCTTCTGAGTAACCTAGCACAACCGTTTTTTCGTTGCCATCACCGTCATAATCGCCTTGCTCTTCCGTGTTATCAGACCCATCATCTGAAACGTTTGTAATCCATTTTGATAATCGCTTCCAAACTGGTTCCCCCACTCCATCTACAATTTCAGCTACAAAGTATTTCGTTTTCGCATTTTTAATTCTAGCCATTTTTATTTTTCCTCGCTTTCAATATATAATTTGATTTTGAAACTAGCGCTATAAATGAATGTTCCATCATCGCTCGCCGAAACGAGGTTCGGCACACTAGTTGCTTCTTTGTCTTCTAGCACAAAGCTGTTATTTAAGCTCTGGATACTCTCTATTTCTGTGTTATCAAAATAAGCAGTAATTGCATTCAAAACACCTAAAACTTTCATTTCTTGCTTGCTAGAAGCGTTTAGATTAAAAGAAAAAGACCGCTCATAAGAGCCGTCTTGATAACCTTGTTTATCGTTATTTGGAGTCAGTAGCAAAGCGATTGACTCGGGTTTTAATATCGCTGTTCTTAATTTCATATCTTTTAAATCGACGTTGTTTTCGATAGCATCCATAACACTATCTAAAAAATCTAATGACATTATAGTCCCTCCTCAACCGCTTTTTGCGCTACTTCTATCCAACTTTCTAGCTTATCTACTTTTGCACGTTGGTCCCATTTCGGGCCAGCTAACGGATGATGTGTTAGTGTGAAATTGAAGTTTATTCCGTTGTAGAGTCTCCGTGCATAAATAGATGTCCACATAATTTCTTTGTCGTTCATAATAACGTATTGATTTGATAAATCACCCTCCAAAAAGGGGACATACAAAGAAATATCGGCAGCGGCTTGATTAATTAAAGCGAATTGTGCGCCTTCCTTGGCTTTTTTTACATTCTTTTTAGCTTTCGAAAGGTCGATACTAACTTTAATCGGCATCAAACCACCTCTATTTCCCAGTGATGCACGCTATTAGAGGTCGCAAAGCAAGGTATAACTTTAACAATCTTATAAGCTTTTCCAGAAAAATATATTTTAGATCTACTTATAAAGTCATCTGGCACGTTCATGCTATTCACTGCATCAATAAAAATAACCGCGTCATATCTATCACTATCAGATAATCCCGCGATTTGATTTGATTTTGAGAAGTCGACACGAACATGCTCAATCTCTACACCTTGCTCATAAACGACCTCGTTATGCCTATTTTCTTCTTTATACGCTTCGTAGCTAATGTTATGAATTAGCCAGTCAAGAGGCAATTGAGGGACGTTGGTCGGCGGTTTTACTACTTTCATTAGCGAACACCTATCCCACTATAAAGAAGTCCAGTAGGCGCTAAATACTCTCTTACTTTACTGCCTAACATCCCCTTGTTAACAGAAGTTGCAGTAGAAGCAAAATTACTATCACTTATAGACGCTCTACCTATTGACACGTTATCTGGTTTAGAAACAGCTAGCTCACTCGTCCCGCCAGCTTCTTTATAATATTCAATTTGATTACAAGTAGCCAGTTGTATTTGACGTTGAATAAATTCGCTAAACGCTTCTATCCCTCTTTGTCGCACACGATATTTTGTTTCGGTGTCAATCTCTCGCTCTGCGGATTTTAACAGTTTAGCAAATTCTTCCTGTTCCAAATGCTCCCCCGCATACTCGTTAGTATAAAATTCTAGTGTCGTGTAAGGCATATCAATCACTACCTTCCAACAGAGCTACCAACTCCGCTTTTTTCGCATTACTTGCAAATTCGATATTTCTATTCGCAAGCTCTTCTTTCAATTCTGCTACTGTCATAGCTGAAAAGTCTTGAATCGGCGCGCTATCAGTTTCACCCGACCGCGCCGCCATTAGTTTCCCGCTTTTGGTTGAACAACAGAAAAGGCTTCATCTTTAACAACCATGAATCCAACTTCAAAAGTTGCTTTGATTGCTGCCATGTCCCGTTCAGCTAAGTTTAATGGTTTCCCAGTTTCATCAGCCACAGTTGTAAGTGTCGCCTCGGTCAAGATTTCATATTCAACGCCTCTAAGGATGCCGTAATAAGCTTGATTCCAGTCCCCAACCAATTCCGAAATATCTTTGTCCCCGAAAGTATATTTTGGTGTGTATGCGATTGGTAAACCAAGGACATCATCAACACCATTTGAAGTAGCAGTATTGAAAATCGGCATGCCATTACCATCTTTAGTGCTGCGATATTTAACGCGTTGCTTACGAATCGTTGCAATTCCGTTCGGTTCTAAGTCCTCAGCTTCAATTAATCCGATAGCCTCGTTTAAATCATCATACTTATTAGCAGTTTCTTCTACCAAATTACTTGCATCAGTAGCTGATTTTAGAATGTTCCAATTGTAGGGGCTTTCTACACCTGTAAAGACCGCTTGGTCAAATTTCTTGTAAAAAGCTTCAACAATTTCAGCTTGCATAAGGCTAAAAAAGTTAGTTACACTATAGTTTAAATTTTCTTTAGTCGTTGGGATAATAACACCCATTTTTTTAGATCTCATTTTCGCTTTTGTGAATGTTGGTTTACTTGTTTGAATGCGTTCCGCTTCATCTACCCAAAAAGCGCCCACACCCGACATAAATGTAAATTCTTCTTCTGGTTTTGTCATTGGTACTGCTTTAGCTAATTTCATAGCCGCTGAACCATTTTTCACACCTGTAATGATTTGTTCCGAAATGTTAATCGGAATAGAACCTGTTTTTGCGCTTTGCATTGTCGTAGTATCTGGATTAAAACCCATAATTTATTACCTCCGTTTAATAATTATTTTGTGATTCTGTGCTCATTTAGTACCTGGTTAGGCAGCTTTAATGCGCCTTGCTCCCCTGTTCCACCTGTTTGGTTTCCACTTGCTCCCCATTTTAGAGCTGCATTTCCGCTTTCTTGAGCAAACAAATAAGCATCGCTTTCTTGCAATGCTTCTAGCTGTTCGTCAAGGCCTTTCAACCCTTCATCTGTTAATTCTAGTTTGTCGTTATCCAAAAGCGCTCTTACTGCCTTTGGGTTTTTCGCTTTTGCACTAGCAAGAGCCAGTTCAATAGCTGAATTCTTTTTGGTTTCGGCAATTTCAGATTGATAATCGGACTCTAAATCTTTGTTTTTTTGCTGCAAGTCCTCGATTTGTTTTTTCAATTCTTCACTAGTACCAGAATCTTTTTTCAAATCGTCAATATCTTTGTCCCGTTGTGTTAGCTGACTTTTTAAGTTGTCTCTCTCTGCTTCCACCTCAGATAATTGTTGTTTAGCAGCTGTAATGTCCTTACCGTTTTCAGCCATCACTTTATTAATGACTTCATCCTCCAAGCCTAAACCCTTTAAATATTCTCTTTGCATCTTTGTTCCTCCTCCGATATTTTTACGCGGCAACGACCGCGAGAGCCGTCTTTTTACGACTTCCGAACAGGTCGAATGTTAGGTATATACTTTTTCTCTGCTATACTGCCTAGTCAAATTGTGCGTTTTTACAAATGCTCTTAGCTTGCTTTGCTTCGTTCTGACAGCTTGTTTAGCCTTTTTAACTGCTAGTTCATCGCCTAATTCTTCGGCAGCTGACAGCTTGCGTTTAGCCGCTCTAATGTCACGTTCCATCAATCGTTGTTGCTGACTCAACATATAAACGCGTTTGTTTTCTTCTTCGTCTATTAACTTGCTTTCGTATGTCGCAATGTTAATGCCTTCAATAAAAGCAAAACGATGATGACGGCAATTACAACCGAAAACACCATCGCCGTATCCATACCGCAATTCTGGTGAGTAAATAGACATGTATTTATTGCCGTATTTTGAGCGAGTTTCTTCAACAGATAACAAAGAGATAACTTTGCCTTGAACAAGTGAACAGGTTGGTCGTGCTCCTATGTGCTGTGAAATACGCACTAAATCAACGCCAAATTCATTCATTCGCTCGTCTTCAATGCTGTTATAAACACTGTTGACGGTTGTTCTTGTAACAGTCCGGACGTAAGCCTCGGGGGTCCACCTTTTATTAGCTTTATCCACAAGCGCAGGAACGCCATTTTCAGCGAATTTTGTTACTGTCTCAGCTAACGCTTGTCTATGTGTTTTTAAACCAGCCAGAACGCTCTGTGTCGTTTCGTGTATGATGTCTGAGTATATTTGTCTTGCTTGTGATAACATCGTTTGATTGACGCGATTATAGTTGCTTTGCGCTAACTTAAAATAGCTTCTCATTACTTTATCGACTATCGTTTGCCCATCGCTTACCAGTGGCAACACAGCACCTGCTTCGGCTAATTTGCTGAAATAGTTATCTACTTGTTTTAAATCGCTATATCCCGCATCTTTAACAACTGAAAAAAGCTTCTTAGCAGATACGCCGGAAGCTTTGGAAATTTTATTTATCATTTGCTGATCTAGTGCATGAACTTGATTAAGTTTTTCTATTTGCCAAGCCAGAACATTGTCAGCGCTGATATTTTTCTTTGTTTTTAGTCGGCGAATAATAAGGGTGAACAGTTCATTTTCTAAACCTGTATAAACATCAACGATAGGCTGTACAAACAAGTCGAGTTGCCTCGGAGTTAGTGTCATCTATATCACTCCTCTTCGCCAAATATTCCGGTCATATCATTGTTAGGCATTTCCGCTTGTTTTTCCTTCGCTAGCATTTCAGCCCACTCATCAGCCTCAGCTTCAGTAATATTCCAAGCACGTTGTAAAGCAATTTTCAGCGGTATCATACCTTGATTTTTAGCATTCGTATAACGATTGATAGTTGTATCTTCATCTTGTGCTATAGAATCGTCAAAATCGACTGTAATAGTGTCTAACTCGACTGTATCGCCAGCGTAAACCTCAATAAATTTTCCAACTTCGAGAATGCTCACAATCATTTCTTTTATACCTTGTTCAATTAATTGCGAATGACTGTTTTTAGTTTGATAGGTTTCTGACTTCTCGCTTACAACCTCTGTAGCTGTTTTTAAGCCGTTTTCATCGAAAGTGAATGTGCCAGCAGATAATCCAACTTGCATCGCATAAATACGTAGCATCGCGTTTATAGACTCGATAAACTCAGTTGAGCGAATCTCAACAGATATATCTTTTATCGCTTTGCCGTTGTCGTCTTGGTCACCTTGATATAAAAAGAATGCTTCATCAGTTGAATCGAAATAATTCGTGGTTGAGCCGTCTAGGTTAACAGCCGTTTTAACGAAGCTCGAAGGCACCAATACTTTCTTTTTGCCTAATTTGAATTCTTGATAGTATGAATCGAACATCAAATCAAGCGTTTTTAATGTGTCCAATGCGTTAGCATAAACAGAAATGCCGAGCGGGCTCGTTAAATTCTTGTTATTCGCTATATTAGGTTTGATATAAATGAACGATGGGCGGGTAAATTTTGGTAGTGGTACAACTGGCTCAATATCATTAAACAACAGTTTTAAACTTACTTTTGTACCAAGCTCGTTCGGCGTGTCTGACTGATAAAGTTCTGTCGTGACTGTATACACATCGTCATGCCATTCGTTCCACTCAAGCAACGTATAATATTTATCGTTTTTATGAAAACTATTAGCAATAACACATTCGTCTACATTCTCGCTATCATTTGAGAGAGGATACATACAATCAGCTGTTGCAAATGAAACTTTGACGTTTTTATTGCCATCGTGATAAACCTTTATCACGAAGCCGCCCATCGCTTCTCCGTATTCGATGTAACGCTCCATGTTTTTAGTAAAACCGTTTGTTTTGAGTACGTTAAGCACGAACTCTTCTGCTGCTTCATCATCGATATTGATTTTCACTTTCTCGTTAAAAAGAAGCTTAGACATGTACTTAGCTGTAACTTTCGGCAAATTCATAGATAATTGACGTCTGTTAACCGGATTACCGTTATGCTCATAGTTTAGATTATGCCATTCAGCGTAATGCCCTTGATATAGCCGTTTCCACATGTCAATATACTTATAATCTTCATCATTAGCATTTACTTTTTTATGGTCCGTTACATCTTTCAGTGCTTTCAATAGTCCCATTTTCCGCATCACTCCTTTCACGCTTGCGATTATTTGATTAATCAAGGTTTTCACCCCCTAGTATTTGAGCCCTAACTTCCTTAGATTGTCTTTAACATAGTACTGAAAAGCGTCACACGTATGATCGTCTTCTTTGATGACCTCAGGCTTATCTGTATTAACTGTTTTGACATCCCATTGATATTTCCGGTGTTCTTCGATGAATATTTTATTTTCTTGGATATCAAGATAATAAAAACGACCTTGTGCGAGTAAATCTTGCACAAAGTCAACCATATCCACTTTTTTACCTTTAGACACGGGATGCAAGCTGACGCCGTAGTCTTTGTAATACTGATTTCTAAGTCCGCCCTCTGCGCTATCTACTGTTTGCATGTCCACTGGCGCATTATACTTCGAGACTACTTTTGTCATGAACTCTCTCAGCTCCTTTGAATAATCACTAGGCGCTTTTTTAACCACTTGATTAGCGGGACTGTAATAGTACGTATCTAGTAAGATAACATTTCGTTTTGCTGTAAAACCTAACGCTAGACACGTGGTAGCTGATACTTGATGTCCAGTATCAATAGCGAAGTCAATTAAAATAAGCCTGTCATCCGCAGGAATAGCTTTAAGCGGCTGAAACAGGTTCATATTATAAACATTATCACCAAGACCAATTACCTCACCTAGATACATCCAGCGGTAATAATCGAGGTCATTCTTTTTGTATTTCTCAATCTTCTTAATGATTTGCTTAGATAAAAAGCCTTTTTCATCATCCAAATAAGTAGTGTGATGTATTAAATAATCATCGTCACTACGTTTACTATCTACATATTCATTCACCCATTCATATGGATTACGAGGCGGGTTAAATGACATGTATATTGTAACTTCTTGTCCTTGCGGCAAATCTTCACGAATGAATGTATCTTCTACAACATCAATATCAGTCACGCCAGAGAATTCCGCTAATTCCTCAAACCACAAATCGCTAACATAACCGACTGGAATTTTCATCGATTTTAGTTTAGCGGGATCATCACAACCAGAGAAGTAGAAGCCTGTCCCCCATTCTTTGTGGATGATTTCCATTGGCGACTTACCAAATTTAAATTGGTCAGCAACACCCATTTCATACAAAGCCCATTTAATCTGCTGATAGACTGATTTATAAAGTGTATTAGCTACTTTACGAAGACACACCATATTAGATTGCGGATTAGCCATTTTCTTTTCTACGAGCTTTAAGCTGATAACAGACGACTTCATAGAAGAACGCCCGCCTTTTGCTATGATGTGATTATGTTTAGATAGCCACAAGTCGTAAAAAGCGGGATTGATTTTGTCTATTACATTGATAACCTGATAGTCAACTAGTTGTTTGTGTATCATCGCGTTCATCGTCGCCACCTGCCTTTTTATCAAGGTAGGCTTGCATTTCGTCAACATTTGACATGATGATAGTAGTTGTTCCTTGATTACCTTCTTGTTTTGTATCTGCTCTTAACTTATCAATTTGCGCTTGAATAAGCTCTTCTTGTAATTTGTCTCTACCGCCAGCAACGTGGCGTTTAACAATCTCTTTTAGCGCTGATACTCGTTGATTGATGTCAGCACTCTTAGTAACGACGGAAAAACCATCACCATTCGAAACAATTACTTCTTCTTCCATTTCACCTCGAGCTATTTCGGTGAATAATTGCATTGCCTCTGTGTAGCCCATCACTCGCTTTTCTTCGAGTTCGCTTAAAACCTTGTCTATATAGCCTTTAATAACTGGTTTTGACAGGTTTTCGGTCGCTATACGATTAGCCGTTTTCGAGCTATAACCAGCAAGACGAGCGGCTTCTGTAGCATTACCGCATTTTATATATTCATCTGCAAATCGTTTTTGTTTTTCGGTTAGTTTCACTACATATCACCAACTCCCTTTATTTTGATAAAATAAAGAGCCTAGGAACACCTAGACTCAAATACTAATTTTTTTATTTTCCCATTTTTTGTATGCGTCAAAATACAATTCTGATTTGTCGCCATTGAAAGTACATTCATAATACATGCCATCGTACAACGTTGTGCTTAGTAGCGCTTTGCTGTTTTGTAATGTTTTACAACTCCATACTACAAAAACATCATCTAAGCCAATTTCTTTTTTATCGCTTTTGTCTAAATGACTGTTAGCGTAATTTAAAACAACGCCTTTACATTTGTCTATAAATTCTTGATTATTCATTTTTTACCACTCCTTATTTTTAATATCTAAATTACATCTTGCTTATGAAATAAATTATTGTCCTTCAAAAACTGGTGCAATGTAATTCCGACTCTATTTACTACATCCTCGTCTTGCTCTTCAAAGCCCGATTCATAAAAGATTGCATGTAGTATTTCATGAACTAATGTTTGTTCTTTTCGTTCTTCTGAAAGTCCGGTTGAAATTTCAATATGATTATCATGAAATACACACGCACCCCAATTCGAATTATCATTATCAACAACTTGTTTTTCTTGAACGACGTAATTAACAGCGCCTATTTTCACCTGTTTCGGAATTGCCATGCGTATCCCCCTTATTTTTATGTATCAAAAAAGCCCCGAAATTCGGAGCCAATTATCGCCCTACCGTGGGACACTTCTTTGAGAGGTGTTAGAGGTTCTATTTTAATATAAACAAACTGGTTAACGCACCAGTCAGCGCCACATGCGTGTTTTACATCCAGTGCAGATAGGATATGAGAAGTGGAGTGCAGACTCAATATAAGATTTATTTTTGTAATCATCTTCACTTCTCACTAATAACATTTTATCACCTTTTTTTGCTCAAAAAGTGCCAGAAAAGTGCCATTTTCAATTTAGCACTTCAATCCCTAAAATAGTCGCTAATTCAATAACAGCCTTTTTCTTCTCTCTTTTGTATTGCCTTTCCTCATATGGAATATCATTCATAATAATTTTATCTTGATAGTCATAAATATACTTTTCAATCAGTATCTTTCTATGAATGTGAACAAGTTGATTCAAAATAGCATCGTATTTTTTAACCGCTTCTTGTGCTGCATGAACGTTATCGACATTATGAACTGCAGCATCTTCTACTTTCGAATGAAACTCATTACCAAAATTTGGTGGCGTAATCTTATACATGGTTGTCATTGTTGGAAATTTACGATCACCAGCCATCACTCGAAGCATTAAATAGTCTTTAAAGAACTTTCTTACTGCTCTGACTGTCTGAATGTAGTTGATATCTTCAACTTGTGGTAGATTGAATAGTTGTCCCATAAAGTCGCCCCCGTGTTTAGTTAATTAAAATATATTTCCCCAAATCCATAACACGCCTTTTATCAGTGCGCCTAATATAAACACACTAGCCAGAATCCAAAAAGCCCAAAAAGCAATGCTTATGACCGTTGCTCCGATTTTGTTAATCATATTCCACCTCCACAATCACTCGGCTTTCTTCGTCTTTATCGACTATGAAGTAATCAGAAAAGCCCTCGATATAGTTTAGGTTGTCATTCTCTATAAATCCCGCCTTCATCATGCCGTCGAAAATAAATTTTTTAGCAAAGGCAATGTTGTCGGGATCCTTTCGTTTATTTGGAATTATCCAAGTAAATTTTAATCTGCACGGTACAGGAAACTTTACACCATGTTGCATGGCTAACTTCACATAGCTAGAGCAAATATATGTCATTTGTTTTTTCACTTTAGCAGCGGCTTGTCTGTGCCCTCTCTCTTTGTTTATATAAGTGTTTAAGTCTGTTAACGGGAGTGGGATAATAATTTTATTACTAGTTGTGGTAGTCTTCAATAACTCTTGTTTCATAAATGACTTCTAACTCCTTGTCCGATAATTTGTTAAGATATTCAATTGTGTTGCTTGTATAATTAGCAATGACGTCTATTAGTTGCTCCCTCTCTTTAGCTGTCATGTTGCCACCTTTTGACGTATAGACAAGCCATTCTTTCTTTTGAATTCTATTAGTGCGCTCCTGCTAATGCCCATATCTTCCGCTATTTCCGTATCAGTAAGTTTTTTACTCAATCGTCGATATTCAGTGACTGTAAATATCGAAAGTAACTGTGTTGGTGTAGCTAAACCTTTCTCTTTATCTCCTCTTGCTTCTAGTGTTTCTAGCTTTTTAATTAAATTTTTTCTATCTGCGAGAGTCTTGCTTTTTTCAATCATCGTAATAACTTCCCATTGCTTTTTTCTTAATTCCTTTCTGCTCATTTTCATCGCTCCCCGTTATCAAATTAAATGCTCAAAATGGCAAATCATCCGGATTAATATCAATCGGCTTACCTTCACTTGCAAATGAATCGCTCTTCTGGCTCGTATCCGCTCGATATGAGCTTGTTTTATTGTTATTTGAATAATTAACCTCGCCTTGATAATTATTCGATGTAGAGCCTCCTGTGTTGTTATTTTTAGGCTCTAAGAATTGAACTGATTCAGCAACTACTTCCGTAACAAAAACACGTTTACCGTCTTTATCCTCATAATTACGAGTTTGAACACGTCCATCAACGCCCGCCATGCTTCCTTTCTTCAAGAAATTAGCAACGTTTTCTGCCGGTTTACGCCAAACAACACAATTAATGAAATCTGCTTCTTGTTCTCCTTGTGTATTTTTAAATGGGCGATTTACAGCTAATGTAAAAGTCGCAACAGCCGCGCCGGCTGGAGTGTAACGTAAATCAGGGTCTTTTGTTAATCGTCCTACAAGTACTACACGGTTCATCATTATTTGCTCTCCTCCTCACCAGTTCCACCAATGTTATACAACGTTTCACAATGCTCACATTGCACATAAACTGGTCGATTAATCTTTATACTTTCAAAAATTGCTATTTTATTAGAACTTGTATTCATCTTGTGGCATTCCGGACATGATGAACGTGCTTCGTCAGTGTATATTTCATGACAAAATCCGACTTGTTTCATTCCGCCACCTCCGTCAAAATAAAATCAATCACTCTGTAATATCTCTTTCTAAGCTTTTCATTGTCTCTATGCGCTATTTCAATAGAGACTTTAAGCTCATCTAATGTTCCTTGAAAACAACCTGTCGTCCAAACGTCTAATTCTTTGATGTATGTTATTTGATTGTTTCTTCTGCTTGTATCAACTTGTACGGCGATTACTGTTAAGCCTTCGACATCTTGCCAGTTTGCCCAATTCAAATCTGCATAACTTAAATCTGCATCTCTCAAATCTGCATACCTTAAATTTGCCCATCTTAAATCTGCAAATCTTAAATCTACATCACTTAAATTTGCATTTCTTAAATCTGCATTTCTTAAATTTGCTCTCGCGTCACCTTCGCCACGAAGCCATTTTTCATGATTCTCTAATATGATGTTTAGCTCTTCTTGTTTCATTCCGACTCCTCCAACAATTCCAGATTTTCGTGTATGTTGCCGATAACTGTCATAGCTGCTGAATCAACGCTAGCATCAAAGTAGAATCTTGTATCGAAATCTTCGGGATCTTCTCTTGTAATTTTAATTCCGTCGATTTCATTCGGTATCGTTTCGCCACTAACAGCAGTAGGCTTAATCAAATCAAGATAATACGCGCATATATCCGTGTCATATTTAACCACTCCAACGTATTCAACTTCTTGGTAGTAGCCCATGGGCCAGTATTCTAAAACTACTTGCACTATGTCATTTTCAAAAATAGTTTTTTCGTCTTCATCTTCGCGACCTATACAGCTTCCAAGTGTTTTTTCGTCTATCGCGTGCATGTTATTAATAATAAAATGTGCATAAGTTAATGTGCTAGCGCCTTTTCGTTCATCTGCAAAAATGAAAGTGGCACTATCTTCAAACTGCATTAAATTACCGTAAACCCATTCTCCGTTATCTATTCGTTTACCTCTAAACTCAATCTCTCTCATGCTGTCGTCCCTCCAATTCAAATTAAATCAGTATCCAGCAGTAAAATTACTTCATTGTCAGTATTATAAAAATCCTGTTTTATTTCTTCCTCTGTTTCATATTCTTTCAAGGATGACATGAAGAGTTTCAGTGCTTTTTGCTCTGTTAATTCTGTAGTGATGAATTTTGTCATCAATCCTGATATTGCAAATTCTTCTTCGTGAGCAACAACATCACGTTTATAGATAAAATCAGCTTGTTTTTTGCTTTCTGCTTTAATTAGCGCATAATATTTGTTCTCTTCTCGTGTGTATTCGAAGTATTTGC